GAACTGCCCATACTGCGTGGTTCGTTTGATCGTCCGGTGGCAAACGTAGTAGATAACTACATGAACACAATGGCGTGGATGGTTGACCAATCCATGCGTAACTCTGCGTCTGTTCGCCTCTTAAATGTTATGGCTGCACCGGGCGTAGATATGGCTAAGAAATTGCCATCTATGAACCAAGCTACCGATACCCACATGGTTGTGCCAAAGCTATACGAGAACGGCGAACCTGTGTACTTTGAGCTTGATAGTCCATACGATTTTGCGGCGTTTGTGCAAGCCCCTGAAATCAAATCAAGTGCGTTAAAACTACTTGGCGCATCGTCACGCTTATTGCGCACGACCGTTACCGCAACACCTCAGTTCGCTATGTTGCAAGTAATAAACGATGCGCAGCGGGCGATGTTTTTGTCAGGTGTAAAAAACCCTGTTGCAGTATTAGGCAAGACTTTATACAACTTCCCTCGCGCATGGATTGGGGCATGGGTTAACAAAGAGTCCTCTACCGAACGCCGGTTGACTAGCTTAGGTGTTATTGGTGATTACGACTTCAATCCGATTAACCCAGTTGAAACGCTTGAGTACCAAACAGGCGCGGTAAAACGCGGTGGGGTTAAATGGTTGATTAACAAGCTTGAGCAAGTTACTAAAGCCTCCGATATGGCTGCGCGTATGGCGGTGTACGATCAGACATTAAAAGAGACAGGTGATCCCGCTGTTGCGGTGGTGCGTGCGCGTGAGCTTATTAACTTTAACCGTCGCGGTTCATCCACCGCTATGAATGTACTTTCACAGACCGTGCCATTCTTTAACGCTTACGCGCAAGGTTTGGATTTGATGTATCGCGGGTTCTCTGGTAAAGACTCATCGACAGGGTTAAGTAAATCCGCCGCACGTAATTATTTTATAAGTCGCGTAGCGTTGATGACGGCGATGGGTACGCTCTACGCGCTGTCGATGGAAGATGACGAGCAGTACGACGACCTGACTGATGAAGTGCGAGACCGTAACTGGATTCTGCCTAAGTCGATCAACGAAGGTTTAGGGCTTAATACGCCGGTTAAAATACCGGTGCCACCAGAATTTGGGTTTATGTTTAAGTCAATCCCAGAACGCGTCGTAAGATACATGAAGTACGCAGGGAAAGGTGAAGACCAAGGTGTTGGGCACGCGGTGTCGGATGTACTTATGGCTGGGCTAAAGAACTACGGCAACGTGCCGATACCCCCCATACTGAAGTCCTCCATAGAGAACGTGACAAACTACTCGTTTTTTACGCACCGAGAAATTGTGCCTAAAGCTATGCAGGAGCGTCCACCTGCTTTGCAGTACACATCCAATACCTCAGAAATAGGGAAGACGATTGGTAAGGCAGCGGATGTATCTCCACTCAAAGTAGATAACTGGCTACGCGGTACGTTTGGTCTTATGGGGGCATCTGCGCTACTCGTAACAGACGCTTCATTGAATCCTGCTAGACCAGATCGTTCGCTTGCGCAACTACCATTCCTAAATATTGCGTTGGTGAATCCTGCGGGGTCTCGTGTTAAGGATGAGTTCTATGACTTCCGTCAAAAAGTAACCGAGGCAGTCTCCGCTAAGAACATGCTCGAAAAGGAAAGCCCTGCTAAATACGTTGAGTTCGTAGAGAAGAATTACCACCTTCTTGCAGCGGCACCCTACATCAATCAAAAACTTAAATTGCTATCGGAACTTCGCGCTACACGAGAAGCATTCACCAACATGCCTGTCGAGGCGGTATCGTCAAGCGAAAAACGCAAGCAGATTGATGAACTCAACAAGATTGAAAAGCTTGTACTAAGTGATATGCGGACAATGCGCTCGGCTATTATGAGTGCAAAACCGCAATAAAAAACCCCCGGCATCGCGCCGGGGTAAGTACAACCAAGGAGAATCAACATGGACGTGTTGACATGCGCATTATATCAGCGCATGCGCCATACACCAACACCCCAAAACCCATTACGTTCGCCTACAACAATATGTAACTTAATACGGCGCTTGCGTGCGCTGCTGATCAACATCTCCGCAATCCGATCCGTAGCTACACAGGGGATAAACACACTAGCCCCCACAGAGAATGTCGCCCAATCAAACGTATAGGAAACACCCTCTGCGTCAACGATGCATACTGTAGACGACTTAGGCTTTGGGAGCTTCTTTTGGTACATCGGCAATTGTATCCATATCAAACACACGGCTATGCGGGTCGTGGATAACTAGGACATTAGCAGGAGGCGTACTGAGTAACGTACCTTTTGCCATACGCTTTTTATCCATCCGAACCTCCAACCCACTCGCCGTCAAGTTATTGACCAAAGCGTTATACCCCACCTGCTTCTTCACGCACCACGCCTTAAATGGTGGCGCAGCAAAGTAGATCGTTTTTGTATTCGGCTCGTAGCGTATTAACAACTCACCCCGTGGTTCACGAAGTGCGATGGGTTTGTAGGCTGTATCGCTATCGTCAATGATAAGTACGTTGTTGATGTTTTGGTTAATGTACGCTGCCAGACTGTCCGAACCATCTGCGGATGCCTGTGTGGACTCAACCGCATTGGCTAAGTGTGCGGATGCCCAACGCGCTACACGCGCCACGTCGATATTATGTAGACCCAACGCCGAGGCAATCGTGCCGCCCGTCAGTGCAATAGCCGCCATGTTAGACCATATGCGCTCGCGCTGACTTAGGTGAGCACTGCTGTCGGTCTGCGCCTGTATTAGCTTAAGCATGTCTTGCACTTTACCGACGTTGTTCACCACATGATGCATGTACAACTCACCTGCAATACCGTGGTTTGTGAGCAACTTAGCGAATAGTGCATCTGTATAAGCTTTCGTAAAGTTCGTGCAACGCTGTACAGCCACCTCCATCACTCGCATTAGTTCGCCTTCAGGGAAATCCTTTTCTGCTGACAACTTATCGATCAGGCTGCTGTTGGACGACACCAAGGTAGGTGCTTGCCATGTCGTGTTGTTTACCCGTTCTGCATTGGTACTAGCTTGGAGGCGGTTCTTACCACGCGCAGCGGTTGCGGCATACACCATGTTCGACATCTCAATCGGAGACATGTTGGTGATTTCATCAATCGTAATAGGTAAGTGCTGTAAGACACCCATACGATGAATCCGTGCGTTGTACGTGTCGTCTTTTTGTAGCATCAGGTCTACCGGATGACCCCATACACTGTTAGCCACCATAAGTGCTGTGGACTTACCAATACCGGATTGGTTACTCATTAGGTTGTATATACCCCCACGATACTGCGTGAGGTGCATCAGTGGCGCACCGAAACTCAGGAACACCGCAAACGCGAACGGCTCTAATCCGGGTGTATCGTAGAAGTTCACAACCTTACGCCATTCCTCTATGCTACCGGTCTTTTGTAGCATGCTAGTCACGCGCAGGGTAGCGGCGGAGGGTGGACTATATCTGCTGACATCGGGTGTGTTAGGGGTGGGTATGATTTCCCGATCACCAATTAAAAACGACCCGTCAGGAGTCCAGCCCATTTGAGTTCTCATATTTTCTGTACGCTCTCGCATTTGTAACCTCTTAGTTGCTTTTTGAATATACGTCATTAACGCATCGAAATTCTTACCACTTGCCATAATCCCATACTCCGCAATTGCATCCCGAAACTTATCCTTAGACACCACTACAGGCAGTGGCAATCCAAACTCCCGTATACCATCGTGGGGCAGTTTTAGCCGCAGTAGTATGGATTCACCTAATACAGGATCCTGCATACGTTTAACTACATAGAAATCATGTTCATATATACATAACTCAGTGCGATCCTCGCCTTCCCCTGCTTCGACATATACACCACCCGCCTTACCACGAAAAAACGGGAATGGAAACGGCTCGATGACCTCCTGCACAGTGGTCTTAGTCAACGGGTCGGTAACAACTACAACATTATCTTCTTCGGTAGCGCGTAATATTTCACGCCCTAGCACAACAGGCGTAGTGATCTTGCCCCGCAGTGGGCACTCTTTACAGCCCTCAGGATTTAAACCCTCAAACGTCTTGCAGTATTGCGGACCTTCGGTCTTGTTGGCTTTGTCCTCAGTCTCTTTGTGCGAGTAGTTTGGATGCTGGTCAGACATCGCATGGATAGCCTCGTCACGATCGATACAGACCTGCGCGATAGATAGTCCCGCCCTCCACAACGGCTCACTGACCTGTGCTTGATTCTCGCAGATATGTTTAAGCTGTATGCAGGTCTCGGTTCTGACTAATATGTTCTTAAATCGTGTGACGTTATTTTGTAGAAACGCTTTAGTCGTATCGTCGATTGTGTATTTGATGTTCTTAGGAACAGCGAACGGTAGTTCTGTGTCGTCGGCAGGTGATACAGGTTTACCTGCTCCTAGCTTTTCTGCAAATGTGACTAACCTAATAGCGGTTTTACGGGACTTGAGTATCTCAACAGGCTTGGGGTTTTGTGGATCACGGTAGTTGAATGTGCCGGGGATACGCAGTATGCGTGCGGAATCCGATGTGCAGGATGGGTCGGCGCGAAGCCCCTGCTCAGTGCACACTTCCTTAAGGCGCTTGGCTATAGGTAGCCACACCTCAGGTGATATCTCTTTGTCTAGAGGCCAATACAGGTGTAGCCCGTTACCAGAACTGACCACTACAGGATGTGGTAACCCTGTAGATTTTATAAACTCCATAACCGCAATCGTTGCATCCGTCTGTGTTGGATACCCGCTACCATCGTCTTTGTTGCTGTCCACATCAAGCCAAAAAGATTTCAGCTTAGCAACCTTAGATTGTTTGCGTTCCGTTCCGTCTATGAATGATGCACATGCAAAGTACTGATTGACTGGCGCGTCAATCGTCGCGCTCACCGCCTCAAAGTCAGCGATAGCGGGTAGAAATAACTGCTCGACCTTCTTACCTAATATGGCTGCTAAGCAATATGTCCCCGATTCAGGAAGCACAAAGCGCAGGAATTCTGTAGGTGTCATATAGTGCTTCTTTTTATACGATGACAAACCCTCTTGGGGGCTACTTACCTAGCAATCTTTGCAATCGCTTTAGGTTATCGGGAGACGGATCGTACTGCCCTGTAAACCAATCGTATATACATGTGCGGGACACACCTACCTTCTCAGCGATGTATGCCACACTTAACTCTTTGCGCACGGCGATAACGCCCAGTGCGCCACCAACGGTGTCGCTGGCTTTATTGATTCGTTTCGATAACGTAATCGAGTACCCACTCATGTATGTCTCCAAGGTTTGTAGTGAGGGCTACCGATTGCGCGGTAGCCCTATGCGCTTATTCAGCGTCGTCGTCAGCCCACTGATCTAGCACGGACTTAACATCCGCAACCTTAGCCTTACCGCGAACCTTTGGCGCTACATCCGCCGCATCACCTACAGGGGTAGGCTTGGCTTGCTTGGCAACCGCCGCCGCAACTACTGCATTGGCTTCATCATCAGCTTCAAACGCTTCACCACCCTTGTCCGACTTGGGTGTAAACGCCATCGTAACAGCGGCAACTGCCTCACTGCTTTCTGCACGCGCAACAACCGCTGTGTATTCGTCTTGCTCAAGTGGTCGCACAGGTTTGAAAGTCAACTTAGGTGTTGCCGAAGTTGTATCGAACCGCATCTCTGTCACTACAGCGGTTACAGGCAAGCTGTGTCCTGCAAGGAACTTAACATAAGCCTCAAGTGGCAACTTACCTTTTTCACCTTTACCGAAAATAGACTGCGCGGGTAACGCAAGCTGAAGTACATCACCAGAGATGTCGTTATCAAGTACTACAGCAAGCCTACGGGTAAAGCGGCATGCACGGCTATCGCCCTGACCAGAGCCTTTAATGTTCTGTGGGCATGTAGCGCACTTAGGGCTTTGCGGATTGCGCACGATTGTATCGGGGGTCTCGTTGTTCGATGACCAGCAATCAGGCGCTGCGTTCTCGCCTTCCTTGTAAGTACCCGCATAGAATGTGCGATGCACGCTAGATGCGCTCTTAACGATAACAATGTTCATTGCACGGTCGTCGTTCTGCATAACTTCTTCGCCGTTAACAATCTTGCGGAATACGCCGCCCCGAATTGATATACGCGAAATTGAATCACCACCACCGATTAGGTTGCGGGTGGTTTCGTCCATGGCGATGCCCTTGAGGTAGGAGGGCAGTTTTGCTGTATTGAATAGAGTAAGTTCACTCATTTATTGCTCCGATTGGTTGGGGTTTAGATTCTACAAGCTTGTCGTCTGAGATATTGAAATATCTTTTTATATCGCTCAAAAAGAAACGATAGTGTTTTCCTACACGTATTGAGGGTAATGGGTTCTCCTTCTTACTCGCTAAATTTACGACGGTGGTTTTACTTACGTTCATCATATTCGCGACTTGCGCGGTCGTTATAGGACGCTCTAGCATCACTTGCGACTCCTTGTAACGGTTACTGCGTATTGGCTTGTGACATTCAAGCCGGGGGGCATAAGCTCAGGATTGTTTTCTATGAACTCACGCATAGCGCGTTGGGCGATTCTGCGTTCCAACAAATCCGGTGCGCTGTTCTCCAACACAAACCTGTGCATGGACTCCCAATCGGTCGCATCGTAGCGTGTCTTGATAGAGCGAGACACCGTGCCAAACTGTGTCTTTAGTCCATCGGTTCCTGTAGTCTTGCACAGCTCTAGCAGTTCACTCTCAATGGATTCCATCTGCTCTTTGATCTGGCTATCTTCATCTTCATACTGCGCCTTAATTGCACTGCGGTGGTCACGCATTTTTATGTATGCTTTAACCATTTTGTCTACGGTTATGTCCATGTGTTTTCTCCGGTGAGTTTGTATAATAGTCTTATGTATTTACATTGTCAAGTGCTATCCGTTGATGACCTCCTCATACAATGCCAACAGGCTCACATTGGTATCTTCACAATTGTCTAGTGCTTTGTATCGTTTCTCCTCTACAGGACTACCTTGCAACTTGACCACTAAGCATTTGTTTCTTTGCCCTGCGCGGTGGATACGGGCATTGGCTTGTGCGTATGTTTCGTATGACATGATGGGACCCCACCACACAATCGTGTTTGCAGCATGCAGTGTGATACCGTGTGACGCAGCTTGAGGTTGAATGACTAACACCTTAGGGTTCGGCTGTTCTTGGAATGTTTTAATAACCGCCGCGCGTTTCGTGGGGCTAACTCCACCATGTATGGTGTCTACCGAGTACCCGTCCGCAGCTAGTTTCTCTAACAGTAGCTCGATGGTGTGCGTATAGGGCACGAACACAAGCACCTTGTGTGGTGTGTCATCAATAACTTCCCGCAGCACATCGTAGCGTGGGCGAATATCAAGCTCGACTGTTTGCCGATCATCCGTATACACCGCACCGCACGATATCTGTAGCAGCTTATTTAGTCCTGCCGCCGCATTGACTGCCGAGATAATTTCCCCAGCGGCAAGCACCGCTAAGTTCTTGCGCAAATCATCGTACATTTGCTTTTGTTGGCGCGTGAGTGGCACTTCGCGGGTTGTGTATATGATGTCGGGTAAATCAAGGCATTGGTCTTTTGTGAATCGTATGGCGGGTTGTAATAGTTTGTTGACGGTATCAATCGCTGTGGGTTTGGGTATCCATTTAAAGTTTGTAATCTTAGACATTACAGAATCGCGGAACATACCAAACGATCTAGGCGCAGTGCTTGGGTGCATCATGCGTGCTAAGCCATATGCATCAAGCGGTGACTGCGATGCGGGTGTGCCCGTCATCATCCACAACCATGTGTCGGGTTGTATTAGTTTGTTGATGTGCTTCCATCGTTCCGTGGTTGCGGTTTTTACAGCGTTCGCCTCGTCAATAATAACTAAATCAAACCCACCCGCCATCAGTTCTTTTTGCACAACCGCAACGCCATCAAAGTTTATAACTACGAACTCGGTATTAGCTTCAATGATCTTCTTGCGTTTGAGCCTATCACCATGTGCTACGGCAACGGTACGGTGCATCACACACAAGAACAGATCGCTTACCCATGTAGCTTGCATAACCGATACCGGACAGATCACCAGTACACGGCTGATGCGCCCTATGTTCATCAGGTAGTCCGCTGCCCATATAGCTGATGCGGTTTTTGCGGTGCCTTGCTCATTGAAACAAAATGCTCTGCGGTTGAGTGTGAGGAATGCTGCGGTTTGTTTCTGATGTGCAAAGGGTTCTCGCGCACCTGTCCACTTGTATTTGGCGATGATAGGTGACGGTACGTTGCGAATGTTCAGGTTCTTTAACACCTGTGCTGAGTCTATATCCCAATGAACCAACACATCGTATAGCCCGTCTTGTTCAGCGACTACCGCGCTTTTCGGTATGACATTTAATATTCGTGCGGGGTTGCGTACTCTTAACTTCAACGCCCGATTTTCAATTACTTCCATTAAAACTCCGATGCAAAATAGACCGAAAGCACAATGTGCACGGTCTTAGATTAGTGTGGGTTCCCATAAAGCAGGGTTTTATTAGAAAATTAAACACTAACAGTCCAGAGTGCAGGTGCCTGCCAAGGAACCTAGGTCTGCAAGACTGCTGCCGTTTAATCAGGTCGCTAACACCTGATACCCACACACATAAAGACTACATCAATCCTCATGCGTGTAGGTACAGAGTACTTACTTCTTACGTTCTCTCTTGCTAACTTCTGATACTAGGTTGCGCTTTGCATCACGCTTGAATGATCTGTTGGCACTTGCATTCTCGACCTTCAAACCGTCTTTGATTGAACCGCCTTTATCAACCGCTTTGACATGCGCAACATCATTGCCATCGCCTTTAGATACTTTACCAGCTTTCGTCATTTTTGCACGGGCTTTATTGCGCTCGTCGCGTTGTTTGATTTGTTCTGGTTTGCCGTGATATAGCTCGTATTCACGTTTGTAATTTCTATCTTTTTTGTTTTTATATGGCATTATGACCTCCTTGGTTCATAGTGTTCACAACTAGTTACAGGGCACCAACCTCGGCATAAGCCTGATGGGTTAGCGTTCCATACATTATGCTTAAAAGCCGCTTCAAGGCGCTGTACTTCTGGCAACCAATCCATCCACATGGTAGGTGCTGCACCCGCATCGTACTTCGTTGGCACTAACTTATCTTCTTGGCAAAACAACAACCCAGCTTTGACTGACTTCACATGTGGGTACAACTTGAACACCACCAATGACATCAACTGCAACTGACTGCTGTCGGCGTTCTTAGATTTACCAAACTTGTAATCAATCATACGGGCAGTGCCTTTGTCGTGGTTTATGACCAGCAGATCAATCGCACCACGCAGCCACACACCCTTATCGAAGAACCCACAAGGCTCCATGGCGGCGGTTAATCCAAACTTTAACTCACACAGCTTTTCGCCCTCCAACGCTTTGAGGCGATCCAACTGCTCCTGCATGTACGCATACTGCGAGGACAACGGTGTGCCTTCTTTGATGTACATCTCTGCCGCTTTGTGTGCCGCAATACCATACAACATAATTTGCGTTGGAGACTCTTTGGTGTCCTTAACAACTTTTAGATGATAGTACTTCTTTGGGCACGACTGGAATGTTTTAAGCGCCGAGTACGACCATGCTACTGCGTTGTCCATATCAACAATCCGCTAGAGTTTTACCAAATTTAACCTGTGCGTTCAGTGGTATGTCTGACATCCATTTTGGTGCTTTGCACATCTCAGTATACACAAAGGCTTTAGCCGCTTCAACCTCTGCGTCAGGGGCTAATACATAGTCAGCGTCATGGATGGTTAGCAGGGTTGGGTAGCGTTTATCAATACGAATCATGCTCTCACCAATCACACACCTTGCCAGCGATTGCACGACACCCTGAAAGAACTTAGCGCCGTAGATGAACTCCTGCCCCTTGCGGGTGGTATATGCCCAATTAGTCTTGTCGTCCACGGTGATACGGCATAGCATGGGGTAACGCAGGATTAGCCCTGATGGGAGTAGCACCCCTGACTCACCAAGTATCTTGACCAAACCCTGCCGTCCATACGCCATCTGCCTATTCTGTTGCACTGCGGTAAGGGCACGCTCGCCATGATCCCATGCAGCTTTTACATGGGCGTACTCCTGCCGATACAGGTCTACGATACGCTGACTCTCAGTCTCACCGATGTCCACCTTAGAACCTGACTTAATCGCGGCACGTAGCTTCTTAGCCCCAACCCCATAAATCAAGGACAACTGCGAAGTCTTACCGATAAAGCGTTGGTCATCTGTAACCTCGTCATATGGCACACCGAACACGCTTGAAGCGAAGTCCTTGTACAGGTCACGCCCCTCACCTAGTGCCTTGAGTTTATCCATCTGCCCGGCTAACCATAACCCGACCCGAAGCTCAATGTTAGATAAGTCAGCCCCGACAATGGTATAGCCCTCGGGCGCACGGATAGCTTGCTTGATCTTTGACTTGCGCGGTAGGTTCTGTAAGTTCACGCTGTCTGCACCTGACCAGCGGTAGGTTCTCGCGCCCGCATAGCGCAGGGGTATAGCCAACTTACCCCGCTTACCCATACCGATAAACCGCTCGGTGCGAGTTTCCTCAAGCGTAGACTTCAACCCCAAGCGAGCCGAGCATACCGTCTGCACTCGTACATCGTCATGCTCAAGCAACACACGAAACCCCTCATCGGTCTTAGCAAAGGCAAAGGTGGACTTGCCTGTAGTGGGACTAATCTTGGTAGGTGCGGTGACTCCCAACCCCTCCAGCATGGCTGCAAACTGCGCACTGGAGCGCAAGGCTTTCTGTATATGTTCATGTTCAGTACCGCCCACGATAGCTACGGCTGCTAGATCATCACGCCCAACAGCTTGCAGGGTGTTGATCAGGTGCATGCGCTTAGACTCTTTAACCTCAACTAAGTGCGCGTTGAGCATGTCTATATCAAGCTCCAGTAGGGGGCGGGTAAACATCCTAATGGTCATGTCAACAAGCTTTAACTCAGCCTTCGGAAAGCCATCTGCCATCATGCGGTGAAAGAGTTTGTGGGTAAGCTCTACATCGTTCGCACAGTACGCACCGTAGGCGGCAAGTTCTACATTGTTGAAGTCAACGATGTGTCTACCCTTAGCATCCAACACTTCCGTACCTTTTTCGCCCAACCCGTAATGCACGGACAGGTTTGCAAGGGACACGCTCTCATCCACCCCACGCATCGCACGACCCATACTGAGAGTGTCGATGATAATCTTTGGGTATATGTTGAATCGAAACGAAAGAATAGCTGCATCAAAAGCTGCGTTGTGCGCAATCAAGGCGGTGTTAGCCCAATCAATAGAATCAAGGGTTAGGGCGATCTGATCCTCGTCACGCCCATCCACCCATACTGTAGGCTCATCGTTGCGCTTGTAGGCAAAGCCAATCACCTCAAACTGTATGTCGTGGATGTACTCCTCGGTTGTGAGTTTGGTCAGGCTGTAGCCATTGTCGTAGTACGTTTCAAAATCTAATACAACTACGTCCATACCAACTCCACATCCATGATATTAGTTTCGTTAATGACTAAGGCGATGCCACCCGCCTCCTTAATCTTACGCAGTTCGTTGTCTTGTAGGGCGGTGGTCACACCCTTACCGGCTTTGCATTCGATTGCAAAGAACTTACCGTCACAACAACCTACGATGTCAGGCACACCCGAGCGACCGTAGCCGCCCGTAGCTGGCATGAAGTAATACACACTTGCCGCATCCAGTAAGCGTCTGACTTTCGCTTTGACCTTGCCTTCAGGAGTTAAGGCCACGCGCCTCTCCCTCACGCATTTTGTATAGTGCATCCCACAAGCGGTTAGCAAGTTCCGCGACTAACTCTTTTGAGGGTTGGTCATTGTCCGCTGCGTGGATTAGTTCTTTGTCACTTAATGTTCTATAGATCATAATGTTTCCTTGATTTTACGTTTAGGTTTAATTGCTGTAATGCCTTCTTCGGGTTCAACTTCAGATTCGTCGTACTTCGCTTCAATCATTGCATCTGCCATTTTGTAGCACCAAATAGCAGTGTGCTTCTCGTCTCGGGTACTACCACTTAATCCAATCATAGCCAGCCCCGCAAACAAATCTCTCAGGTCTTCATCGTTCATTTCTCTGTAACCTCAATTAGTTTTTGTAAGTAGTGCTGCGCTTTCTTCAGGTCTTGCACTCCGCCCTTGTCCTTCCAACGGGACACGTACTTTACTATGTTTCCCTCAAGATAGCCAAGTTTGTTAGCGATAATGTAATCCCAAGGCTGAATACTTTTTTGGTAATGCACACCTCCAACTTGTTTCTCGTTAGCACTTAGCTTAGCGTTGGCGGTCTTGACCTCATGCTCAATAGATCCGCGTCGCTCTTCAATGGCTTCTTTGTGTGCCGCAAGGCTATAGGCTTCGGCAAGGTTCTTTGGAGGATTCATTTCATATTCCTTTTGTCGGTTAAGTCGTTGCTCTAATAGGTCAAATGCGTCATCTTCAGTCATATACAAACTCCTTTAGTTTGTTAACACGGTGTGGTGTACGTAACTTGCGTAGTGCCTTAGCTTCTATCTGACGTACTCTTTCTGGGGTTACATCAATAATGTTTCCTGTCTCTTCTAATGTATGCTCCTCTTCGCCATACAATCCAAACCTTAGTTGTAAAACTTTCTGCTCCCTTGAAGTTAAAGAACTAACAACATCTAATACCGCAAGGTTCTTCTCCTTATTCAAAACAGATTCGTCTGGGGATTCTATGGATATCATTTCCCCGTTATCCATCCCGAGCAAGGAGTCTAAAGCTTTTTGCCCAACCACTCGTTGGACAGAGTTTCTAGTTAATCCTAACTCAAGCTGCTCTACAGTCCATAAGTCAGTGGGTGCTGCTCCCAATGCCTCCATAAGTTTGTTGGCAGTTGTGCAAAATTCACCGTTTGGCTGCATCGGTCGCTTAGTGAAGTTAATTACGTTACGGACATCTACCGCTTTTAAATCATACACTTCGCAAAAATGTTTGATTGATTCATGTCCTTGATCCTCGATGGCTTTAAGTATAAGATTGTTCCGCACCGATACTTTTATCCTATACTCTCCGTCCTCATTCATACTTAGCTCCTAGTAGTTCAACCTTTGGTTTGTTAAACAGCCATGCTGATGCTTGATCTGGATGTGGTTTGAAGCGTTCCATAAACAAAATATGGTGAATGTGGCTCATTGAATTATCAAGACAGTGAATCATGGACACCCATCCGGTGTTGAGCATAATGGGCGAGTTAATGTCGTACAGGTTGCGCTTGTTGAAAGCCTTGCGTGCTGCGTCTTGTATTGCGTTTGTGTCTTTCTTCTTGCGCTTACTAACAAGCTCAACAGACTCCGCGCACCCCGTCTTATACGCCTTGGTCATAACACCATGCTTGCCCTTGCGCCATTCGCATACATAAATCTGTCCCATCGACTCTAGTAGTCGCAGGTGTTTGGATGTAGCTTTCGTCTCTGAGCCTACCTCGATCGCAATCTCAGCGGCGGTCATGTTGACTCGGTTTTTAAGCAGGTCAATGATCTCTTGTTGTTTTTGGCTTTTCATGTGTTCTCCTTTAGCTTGGCTTCGCACATTTCTCTGATACGCAGTTCCAGAGGCTTGGCAGATACGTCTTCAGTCCACGATTGCCATAGTGTGTTGCGGGTTTGGTTAATTGTTAAATCTTTGTTCGGACTGTTCTTGAGCAAACGACCAATTTCTTTAGAGCTTGCTGTAAACGGTTTTTCTGGTGGTTCATTGGGCGGTACGATAGTCCATGTGTAAGGTAACTTAGCCATTGTTGCGCTCCTTTAATTGGGCTTCAATCTCTCTCACCAAGCGTGGACCATTAAACACATTACTATATATCGCAACCTCCGCATCAGACAGCCCGACCCATGCACGCTCTATCTTTTCTTCCATGACTTTGCGTAAAACTTTCCCTGCTAGTTCCATAGTTTTCTCCATGTTGCTCATGTGTTCTTCTCCTTTAGCTTGGCTTCGATGGCACGGATAGCGGCATTTATTGACTGACCAGACTTGACGCATTTAATTGCCGCTTCATGGATTTCATCATCCGTCAGCGATACCCAAGGCTTGCTTGATGGGGCGGTGTATTCTTGCTTGCGAAGGTAAAGCAACTTTTTGTGCCATCGCATTGCTTGACCATTTGGATCATTGCAGTCGGCATCGTCACAGTATGGATTGTCAGTAATGCCCATCCACGCTTCAGGCTCTTGCTCAGGCTGTGCGAGTGCTTGGCGTAGTGCTTCAAGGGCGTAGTATTCCTTTTCGTGATAAGCGTCCCAATTTTCAGGCATAGCGCCATCGTCCGTTACATACTTCTTTATGCCTTCCAACGCCTCCAACGCCATCTCTGCTGCTTTGCGTAAGTCAGTCATTTTTCTTTCCTTTCAACGTAACACCTTTGATTCTCTTGCTTGATACGCTCACGCTCGTCAGCACGACCTTGCTCATACAGGTTTTCAATGTGCTGAATCAGTTTGAGGACGTTAATGTCAGAGTCACACGTTGATCTGTTGCAAGCCCTGATCATGTTATGCATCCATGTTTCTAGCTGATCTTCAGGCATGACCGGAAGATTAATCTCCACTGTTTCGAGTGAGTCAGGTTTAATTTCATGGTCATCAGGCACAGGATCGCCCTCTGGATGCTGTGTGTTTTTTAGTGCTATGCCATCGTTCATTTCTCTCCCCTTGCTCTGATTGATTTAGCACACCATTCACCGTCAGACAAAAACAAGTCATCACAGACCTTCGCACATGCCTCACGCTCTCTTAATGCAGCTTGTTCTACAGCGTCCCGCATGATGGCTAGGTAGTGCTCGGCACACGCCTCTCGCTCTGCCTGTACTGCCGCTTGCAGGTCTTCGTCAGAGTGCTTGGCTATGTAGTACGTGGGCATCTTAAGTTTTACGAACCCCTCTTTTGTTTCTTCGTTCATTTCTCTTTCTCCACGTTTGCCCACTCCACTCTGTATATCCCACCGTCCTTGCCCCAGTCGATGCGTATGTTGCACTGATAATAGTGCGGACTAAGACTAAAGCCTAAATGTTGTGACTCTGGGTTAACGATGTAGTACCTACTGACCACGATCTTGTGCTGATCCTCTGGCGCTAGGATGACAGGCAGGATAAGTTCTTTGTGTGTCTTTGGTTTCATTTCTCTACCCTGCCCATAGCATGATCCATCTGCTTGTCCAGTCCTTCTGGCGTAACCATGAAGAGGTGTGCGGTGTACTTGCTCAACCACCTGTAGCGTTCAGCGTCCTGCCGCAAGGCTCGGACTTCCTTGGCTAATTCCGCCATCTCTTCGCTTGTAATGAATGCACCCTCGTCTAGTATCTGTAATAACTTGTCCACGCCTATCTCCTTATGATGACTTCAGCCTCTGTTTCAATCCATACCCTTGCACCACAAGATAGGGGTTTGTCAGGGGAGTACACAATCCTACTGTCTCCCTTGATGTCTACCTCGTGTGCGTAGGTGTTGCTCTTGTATGTCTTAACGGTAAGCACTGGATCGTCCGTACCGTTTTTGACATTTGCTTTAACCGCATGTTGGTTAACATGGATGATGGTTTTCATATTTTTACATGCATGTGGTTGTGCAGTTCGTGCCATAACAGCACGTAGTACACACCGTCATACGCCCACCAGAGATCACCGTATTGGTGACACAGTTTGCGTACACAACGGTTGCGGTCAATGACAAGGCGATAGCGATAATAATTTTTTTCATGGTATTTCCTTAAAGGTACGTGATTGAATAAATAACTGCGAGTACTACTGTTACTACGACTAGCGTTACTAATGCTGTGCGATCACGGCGTTTGGATGTGCCGAGCATCGCATTTTGCAGCCACATGCCATCTGCATCTAAAGGCACGTTCTTACCGCAGTAAGTACCTTGTGTGTACCTACGTTCAAACCACTTAGCTTCGTAAGCGGAGCCGATTTTTACTTTGCATTGCAGTTTAGTGGAGTTCATTGCTTGTCCTTTAGGATAGTACCGTTTGGAAAGAACAGCGTGTTATGCACGCGGCTCGGGCTGTTCAGCACATCGAGTGCGCCGGGGCGCGTTGCGATCTTTTGCATATTCAATCCGCGATACTCTGTTCGCGTTGTGTGCTTAAAACCTTTGTCATGTTTTCTGGTTGTGTTAGCCATTCTGGTAATCCTCTTATGTATGTAATATCTTGACATGTGTAATCGACAGGGTCGATCCAAACTATTGCACCTGTGTACTCTAGCGTTACGCTTGCTGGTCGTGTATACCAATGCCCTACCCCCGACAAATGTTTGCGTGCAACGAGCATTACGGAAAGGGGTGCTGCTACCTTACGGAATATATCGCGGGGTAAAGCCACAGGGTTACAGAAGGCGTGCCCTATACACTCCCCTCTTACCGTGTACAGGCTCCACTGCTCGATGTGGTGGTCTGCGGTAAGTATTACGCTTGCTTGTATATTAATAATTATCTCCTTAGTTGCAGCCAGTATAGAGGCTACAACTTTACAATGTCAACACCAATCGTTAGGTATGTGGATCGTCATGCCAATAGGCGCAACCGCACGCGTTGTAACGAGCCACAAGACGGGGCATGTCCAACCTGTACCCCAACTGCTTACATCACCATCAGTAATCATAACCACACACTGCGGGGTTAAATTGTGCTTAGCAATGTAGTCCACCACACACTGCGGTCGAGTGCCGCCCCCGCCCTTGGGCTTGGTAGCCGTGGCAATTGCTGATAGGTTGTCACGCCCATACACCTCATGCCCTGCAACAGCGGCATCCCAGTACACAAGGTCAACGCGCTCTGGTTGTATAGCTTCACTGATACCTACAAGCTCGCTGAGTGCTACACGTAACGCTTTGCTAGTCACCGAGCCTGAGGTATCTATACCGAACAACAGAGACCCTGCGGACTCGCTATAGCGGGACGCCATGTATATACCCTGCGAGAGCCACCGCCTTGATACCTTGCGCCATGTGGACATGCCATCACCTGCGCATGCTATGGTCATAAACTCACGCAGTGCTTCTCGTGCGTCTACCGTAGGGGCGAGTAACTCCGCTATTGAGCGATCCATCTTATGCCCAAGCATCCCCGCAACCATTGCACCTTGACGCACCGCAGCATCTATCTCTCTCTTGACCGCGTTAGCTTCATCCTTAGGCATAGCCTCGGAGGTATCCCAATCATGTTCATCGAAAGAATAATCCGCGCCGTCATCACCCTCCGCCTCAAGGATACGAAACACCTGCCCCGCATCCATGCCACGAAACCTCTCATCAACTAACCCGCATGCAGGTAGGCGTATGAAGTCAGGGTCATTGAAGTCCTTGATCTGTAAGTTAATGACATAATCCATAGCCTTGTTTGCAAGGCTTGCGTTTATCTTAGACAAGTGTAGCCATGTGCTCAGATGCCGATACAGGATGTGCCCACCCTTCTCGTGATATATAAGACCACGAATCTCGGCATCTTCTAATGACTCGATGAACTCCGCGCCATACACCGTGTTAACGCCATCGGTATAAGCGGTGGGTACATCGTCACGCACCTCGGTATTGCCAAGCATAAAGAT